TCTGTCCAGAATGAGAGGCTACGGATTAAAATTAACAAAATCCAGAGAGGTCGAAAGATATGGGAAAAACTATTTTAAAATGATTTTTGAAATACCAAAGGATGAAAATTGAGCCAGACGATATTGCTATAATCTTTGTTTTTGTGATCTGTATAATTGCTTTTTTGGTTGAGGCAAACCAGATTTAAAAAAAAATATTTGGAATTACCGAAATATTGTTTATATTTGTATAGACAAACACAGAAAAACTAAACAAAATGAAACCAGTCATAAACACAGATATAAAAAAGCAAACATATACCCATACTCATAAAAACGGTAGAGTATCTCACGTAGAATATGACCTTTGGAATTTAACATTCAGAGAGGGCAATTTATTTATTCAACACGATAGTATAAATGCACCAATTCGCAAAATACCAGCATTAAAAATTTTAGACGCTATAAAAAATAATAAGGAAATTGGACTTTATCACAATGATAAACCAAAATACGAAATAGTTGTAAAAAAACTGATTGAGTATAGCTGGAAATATGGAGCAGTTTATTTAACTAAGGATTATGAAAATAATGTTAACGGACTGGATTATTATGTAGGGAAACTAACAGAGGATTATATTCGAGCTACAAAAAAACGTAATCTTCGTTGGAATAGATATAACGAACAAATCAAAATTGAAAAAAACAATAGAAAAATAAATTTATCTAATGGCGTTCGTACTTGTGGCCGTTGCGGTGGTAGTGGCGTTTATATGCACTACGGGGTATGTTACGGGTGCGGTGGTAGTGGAACAAAAGTATAAACCAACGGGGACAACTAAGCCTCCTTAATAATTTAAACACAAAGCAAATGAAACACATACTAATAGTAACTTGGAAAAAACAGCGTATTCGGGAGGCTTATGCAACGTTGACAGCGATCTGCGACAATCCGAATATGCCAAAGATGGACACGATCAATACGTATCTGTCCAGAAAAAAAATCCCGTATGAAAATGACGAGGTAATTATTGAAAAATTCAGAATAAAACGTAAAACCTATAAACGATAAATTATGAGTAACACAGAAAACAAATTGCAGCTTTATACGAAAGTTGCCGAGCTGACAGGCTACGAAAAAAACCAAGTCGCTGTTATCCAGCAGAATGTAGCAAAAGGAACGACAGCATCTGAACTGGCTTATTTCCTCAACGTCTGCCAGACGATGGAGCTAAATCCATTTAACAAAGAAGTCTGGTGCTATAAGGATGGCAAAGGAAACTTATTAATTTTCGCTGGACGGGATGGCTTTTTATCCAAAGCGCAAAAAAACCCAGCGTTTAACGGAATAAGATCCGCAGAGATACGAGAAAATGACGAATGGGAGTTGGACATACCAAACGCACAGATAACGCATAAGATCACAGGAAAACAAGCCGAGAGAGGTGCAATCGTTGGAGCTTATGCAATGATCTTTCGAAAAGGTGGAGAACCGACTATCGAATGGGCAGAGTTTGACACCTATAACAAACGTTATTCAGCTTGGAAATCACATCCAGCGGAAATGATCAAAAAGGTCGCAGAGGCACACGCATTAAAAAAAGCTTTCGGAATCTCTGGAATACAATCCGAATACGACTGGGATGTTAAAAACGGAGTGGCAAAGCCAATTAATACAGAGGATATCGACGCAAAAATTGTAATGTCTGACGATGAAATGAAAGCCAAAATAAAAGCGATTAACGATCACGATGAACTGGTGGATTTTGCTTTAAATAATGAGATTGACAAAAATCCAGAGCTGTCGGAACTGGTCAGAGGTCGCATAACAGAATTAAATCCTTAAAAAAAACACAGAAAAAATGGAAAAATTTTACGAAAAACGCTATTCAAAGCAGTTGGAAACACAGGAGAGATTTAGAAAAAATATCCTCCAAATTCAGAAAGAAGTATTTGCCCTTGAGCGAAAACTGATTTATCCAATGAACAAGGTTAACAGCCTTTTAAAAAAGTTTGATTATTACACCGAAAGCGAACAAACAAAAGGCTATCTAAAAACACAGCTGGAAAAAATACAAAGAGAGCTGGAGGAAATAAAGCAGCTAAAAATTAACACCGAATATCTTGATCTATTATGAAAATTCTAAAAAACAAGGAAATTATTAGAAAGATTTTAATGAAATTTCCAAAAACAAGGGATTGCGACAAAAAATTAATAGCTCGGTTCTGGAGCTGGGAAAAACGGAAAAAAAACATCACAGGCGATTTTCTAGAGGAATTTTACAAAGGCAAATTTGCCAATCCTGAAACAATCCGCAGAACTAGAGCAAAGCTCCAAGAGAACGAGCCAGAGCTAAGAGGCAAAAACTACAAAATCAGACAGGGAAAAGAACAGGAGGAAACGAGATCCGAAATGCGGAATAGTTAAAACGAATCACAATGATTACAAGTTTGGAAATAGAAAATGCACAACAGAGAATGAAAACTGATCACAGAGATGATTCGTTAATTGTTGAGATTTGGGAAAATGATAATACTTATATCTCCGATGGATTGATTGATAAAAAATTTGAGTTTGAAATAACCAAAGAAAATTCGATAAAATTGGCGAAAACTATACTAGCAGCTTATAATGTTAGTTTTTAATGCTAAATAACTGAAAAATGAGCTGTAATTATAATCCGAATCCTCCTAAAATTGAAACTGGATGTAGCAACATTCAGCCACACAACCGAATACAATCAATAGCTATTGACAATGATGGTAAACTTTACTTAAATGATGGTTTAATCGGAATAGTAAAAAGTTTTGAGGAAAATAAAATTACTTACGAAAAGCCTAATGGAGATTTACAAGTAATCCACATAATTAAAAACACAGAAAATGACACAGAAAAAAAATCATTTATCGCTAGACTACTGGATCGGCTATCTGGAAAATCTGCACGAATTTAAAGAGAACGGAAAAAAAGATTTCTGGAAACAATCGTCAGAACCGATCGAGCTGGTTTACAATGTTGAATCGGTATTAACACCAGTTGACGAGAGCAAAATTGACGCAGAAATAGATCGGTGCAAAGCCATTATTTCAATTCTTTCTTATAAATTTGAGGTCTATTATGAATGACACAGAAAACCAAGAGCCTCCACACGGAAACTGGATGGCTGTAATTCCAGCGACGATTTTATTTGATAATAAGCTAAACGACAGGGATAAAATTATCTATGCGATAATATCCAATTTAACACACGAAAGAGGCTACTGCTGGGCAACAAATAAATATCTGGCACAGAAACTCGATTGTACTGTTATAACCGTTCAGAGAGCTTTAAAAAAGCTATCAGACAGAAATTATCTGGACATTGAAGTTTTAAGAAACGAAAGCGGAACATCCAGAATTATTCGTTTAGAAAATTATCAAAATATTACTGTCCAAAAGGGTGTATCAAAAAAGAAACGGGATGGCACATCAAAAATGATACAGGGGCATAGCAAAAAAGATACCCATAATAATATAATAGAATATAATAGTATTACTAAGAATAGTAATACCTCTGGAGTTAATGAAAAAACGACATCTAAGCTGTTAAAATTTATCAATGATAGATACAGCCGTAATTTTAGAAAGATCAACGCAAATCGCTTAAAAATGCGTTTAAAAACGTATTCGCTGGATGAAATTCTAATGGCAATCGAAAACGCACACGCTGATAAATTTCATATTGACAGCAAATTCAAGTATCTTACTCCAGAGTATTTTACAAGGAATGACGATATTATCGATAAATGGCTGAACACAAAACCACAGAAAAATGAAGAAACAGGAAAAACAACTTTCTCGGACTGGGCAAAATCAGTTAGCTCCGAGCTGGGATGGTCTGATCCCGATTAGAAAAACTCACGAGGCTGATATTCAGAAGGCAATTACATACGGTTGTATGCTAGTCGGATTAAAGCCAGAGCCGTTGGAAATTACAATAGTTAGTAAATTCGTAAAAGACAATTTTAAAAATCTGACTATAAAAAATGTAATCAAAGCATTTGAGATAAACAGCTCTGGAAAATATTGGGAAACAATCGAGCCATACGGAGTTTTAGACACAATTTTTATCGGCAAGATCCTACGCAATTACACAGAGGAAAAAAGAAAATATCTGGTCAGACAAAAACAGAAAGCAAACCAAACACGATTGGCAGAGGGAAAACCAGCGACAAATGAAACAGCAAAATCTTGGCTGGATAAAATAAGATCTGAAATAATAAGCCACAACAAGCCACAGGAACAAAATCCAGAGAGCAAAGAAATTAAACGCAATACGCTGAAACAAGATGTGGAGGATTACGCAAAAATTCTTCCAGATATGTCCAAAGGCGATTTGAAAAATCTATTGCACAACTGCAAAAAATCCGTAACTTTCGGACTGGATGGAACTCGGTACAATCCATACAACGAACTAATAAATAAAATCGAGAACGAAATGAAAAAAAGATAAAATGAGTGATTACAAAATAAAAGACGTTTGCTATCCGAAAAACTACAAAACAAACACAGGAGAGGAAAAAACCAGATGGCTGAAAATCGGCACATCATTCGAAAAGGATGGTAAACAATCAATCGAAATTTCAGCATTTCCGCTGGATGCAATCGGCAAAGGAGAATTAAAGCTACAGATATTCGAAAGACCAGAAAAAACCCCAATATGAGAACAGCTATATCAATCGGCTTTGTTATCAGCTGGAATTTATCAACGTGGTGGAGCTGGTCGCTGGGAGGTCTGTTTATCGCTGTATGCCTTTTAATTGATCTCTGGGTGTCATCAGACCAGATTAACGAATACAATGCCCGAAGATCTTCATAAGGAGCTACAAAATCTGTTCAGCTGGAAACAGTTTTACCAATGGCAATACAACACAGCCAAAGCAAAAGAAATCCAGCAAAAAATCGATGTAATTCAACATCTAATCGATACGAGTGAAAACTACCAAAATGGCAAAAAAAGTGGAAATTAAAACGGAACTGATTGCCATTACTAAAATTAAAAGCAATCCAAATAATCCGAGAGTATTAAAAGACGATAAATTTAAAAAATTAGTTCAATCGATTAAAGACTTTCCGAAAATGCTGGAAATCAGACCTATTGTTGTTAATAACGATATGGTAGTTCTGGGAGGTAATATGCGTTTAAAAGCCTGTAAAGAAGTCGGACTAAAAGAAATTCCAATAATAAAAGCAGCCGATTTAACAGAGGAACAGCAAAGGGAATTTATAATAAAAGATAACGTTGGGTTTGGCGAATGGGATTGGGATATAATTGCAAATGAATGGGATGCAGAGCAGTTGGATGATTGGGGATTAGATATGCCTTTTGATTTCGGAGCAGAGTTGGAAGCAGAGGAGGATGATTACGAGATGCCCGATGAAATAAAAACAGACATTGTATTGGGGGATTTGATTGAGATTGGAGAGCATAGATTGTTGTGCGGAGATAGTACAGATGCAGACCAAGTGGCAAAGCTGATGGATGGAGAGATGGCTGATATGGTTTTTACAAGCCCACCATACAACGGCAATACAACAATGTATGATTATGTTATTGTAAACGGTCAGAAAAAAAGGAAAGACAAACCTCTTTATCAAGACAACGAAACAGACAACAAAAGTTCTTCGGAATATATTGATTTTTGTAATTCTGTTATGAATTTGTGTTTTTTACACACTTACGGATATATTTTTTGGAATATCAATTATAATGCAAAAAGTAGATTTGAATATATTGAAACAATTTATCCTTATAAAGAAAAACTACACGAAACAATAATATGGAAAAAAAACGCCATACCAACGGCAAACGGATTGACTAGGAATTTTGAATTTATTTTTATGCTAAAAACAGATGAAGAAATAAACCATCTAAATAAAGAATACGACGTAACGCATAATGTTTGGGATATTAACAATATAGGAAGTCAGCATAATAATCATAAAGCTTGTTTTCCTGTTGAATTACCAAGTAAAGCAATATCATTAAACGAAAGAACCAAACTTTTATTTGAACCGTTTACAGGCAGCGGTTCAACAATGGTAGCAGCACACCAATTAAAACGCAAATGCTACGGAATGGAATTAGACCCAAAGTATTGTCAAGTGATAGTTGACAGAATGATGCAACTTGATGAATCTTTGACCGTTAAAATAAACGGAGCAGAATATAAAAAATGATTTCGTAACTTTATTGTAATAAATATTTACAAAAATGGACACTATAAAAAAGGAGCAGAGCAGAACTGTAAAAGCGAAAGCGGATTTTATACAATCTTTGCAGAAAAGTTTAGGAGTCATAACGACAGCCTGTAAAAACTCTGGAATATCTCGACAGAGTTATTATACGTGGTACAACAACGATTTAGAATTCCAAAAGGAAGTAAACGACATCGACAATATTGCTCTGGATTTTGCAGAATCTAAATTGCATAGTTTAATACAAGATGGTAATTGTTCGGCAACCATTTTTTTTCTGAAAACAAAAGGTAAAGAAAGAGGTTATATTGAACGCATCGAAAATGTCAACAGCCAGAAAGATCCGTTTGCTGATATGTCAGACGATGAAATAAAAACTCGTTTAAACGAACTTAGATCCAAACGTGATAACTAGACAGGAGCTGGAGGAATTAAGGCTACTGGAGGAACTGGAGAGGCGTTCAGCAATAGATTCATTTATTGATTTTACTACGTACACCAAATCGGATTATTCAGTTCAATGGTTTCATAAATCTGTATGCGAACACATAGAGGCTTTCGAGAATAAGGAAATAAAAAAGCTGATGATCTTTGTACCTCCACAGCACGGCAAATCGGAACTTTCAACCAGACGTTATCCAGCTTGGACATTGGGCAGAAATCCAAATCAAAAACTGGGCGTAATATCTTATAACCAAACTGTGGCAAGTAAGTTCGGCAAAGACATCCAAAGAATAATGGAGGATCGTACATACAAAAACATTTTTCCCGATTTAAAACTATCTGAAAATCTGCGACACGGCTATTTAAAAAACAGCACGGAATTTGAAATACCAGATTTCAGAGGCTCTTTAGTTTCAGTCGGAGTCGGTGGAGCTTTGACATCCAGACAGATCGACAAACTTATTATTGACGATATTTACAAAGATTCAAAAGAGGCGTGGAGTCCAACAGTCCGAGCCTCTGTCTGGGATTGGTTTACATCGGTTGCGGAAACCAGATTACACAACGACAGCCAGATATTGGTTGTCTTTACCAGATGGCACGAATACGATTTAGCTGGACGATTGCTACAAGATGAAGCAGACGAGTGGGAAATTGTCAGCTTTCCAGCAATCAAGATTGGCAGACCAACGAAAAAAGATCCACGAAAAAACGGGGAGGCTCTCTGGGAAAACAGACACAGCAAAGAAAAACTAATGAAAGTTAAGCGGAAAAGTCCAGTCGTATTCGCTAATTTATATCAGCAAGATCCAAAGCCACAGGAGGGTTTATTATACACTAGATTTCAGACGTATAAAAAGCTCCCAGATGAATCAGAAAGAGGAATGGTAAAAGCCTATTGCGACACAGCGGACACAGGATCTGACTATCTTTGTTCGGTTGTTTATATGGAATCGAATCAACGAGCTTTTGTTCTGGATGTTATTTACACACAAGATCCGATTGAAATCACAGAGGATCTAGTCGCTGACCAATACACCAAACACCAAGTTAACGAGGCTGTAATCGAGTCCAACGCTGGAGGTCGGAGCTTTGGTAGAAACATCGAAAGACTACTGGAGGAAAGAAGTAATATAAAAACGCATATTGTACCCTATTATCAATCAAAAAACAAAGTAACCAGAATCATAACAGAGGCATCAGCCGTTCAAAATGCTGTATATTTTCCCGAATATTGGCAGACTAAATTCCCAGAGTTTTACGATGCTATGACTAAATATGGTCGCACAGGAAAGAACGAACACGATGACGCACCAGACACAATAACTGGAGTCGTTGAGGAACTACAAAGAACTGAACAAGCCTTTATTTTATAGTTTGGAAAATCGTTATATTTGACCTATGAATCTGCTCCAAAAACTTTTAACAAGGGTTTCCATTCCGTTCGATAGATTAGATGGCAACAAATATTTTACCTCAATTCTGCAATATGTTGGCTTTAATCGTCTGGTTTTTGATCCAGTAAATAAGACAAAATTAATCGCTGATGGCTATTCACAAACCAACGATGTTTATTCTATTGTCAGCAAAATAAGTCGATCCGCTGCGTCTGTTAAATGGTATGTGGAGGAAGTTTTTGACGATGGCACAACAGAAAGAGTCTACGACTCCAGAGCAAACGAAATTCTTGCCTGTCCGAATCGCTTAGAAACGTGGTCGGAGTTCATCGAGGGGCATTTGACATATCGGTTAACTACTGGAGATTCATACGTTTACGGCTTACAGCCAGAGGGGTTTCCATACTTTGCAGAGCTGAACAATTTACAAGCTCAATACGTGGTTATAGTTACAGGAAATGACATTGATCCGATTGCTGGTTATAGAATGGAGTGGGATAATTCAATGATAAAATTTTCAAATGACGAGGTACTGCATTTAAAATACATAAATCCAGGTGGTTATCAGTCAGATAGTTTATACGGTTTGAGCCCATTATCGGCAGCAATAAAGGTCTGGAAGACATCAAATGAACGCTGGGAGGCATCCGCAAATGTTCTTGCAAACAAAGGTATTTCGGGCATCTTGTCGGATGAATCAGAAAGACCGATGCGACCAGATGAAGCAGCAGACCTCCAGACACAGGCTAACAGCGAAATGGGAGGATCAAGCAAGTTTGGAAGGATTAGAGTATCAAACAAAAAATTAAGGTTCTTACAGCTCGGTTTATCTCCACAGGATTTACAACTATTAGAACAGGGCGTTATTGCTTTGCGTTCATTGTGTAATGCGTTTCACGTAGACAGCTCTCTATTTAATGATCCAGAAAATAAAACCTATTCAAATCGAAAAGAGGCTGAAAAATCATTTTGGACAGACGCTGTAATTCCAGAGCTTGAAAAGACAAAGCAAGGTTTAAACGATTGGCTGATGAAAGGCATATCCGAATTTGAAAATAGAAATTTGCGTTTAGGCTATGATACAAACCAGATCGAGGCATTACAGCCAGACATTCATTTGAGAGCTGACAGGCTATCTAAATTAAGGCTGTCGGGCATAATAACGGGCAACGATGCAAGGCGAGAACTAGGACTGCCAGAGATCGAAGCGGAGGAAATGAACGAGGTATTTATTCCAACAAGCCAACAGCAAATCGACTTAACTGATAATCGGAACGCTGAAAATTAATATATTTGTAATATGGCTCAAAAAAGTAAAACACACAATTATCGAAATATGGCTGGTAGTCTAGTCATTAAAGATGTTGATACTAAATCGGGAATAGTCGCTGGATATTTTTCAGCAACTGGAAACATCGATGCTGATGGAGATTTAATCGAGAAAGGTGCGTTTTCAAAATCCATACAAGAGAGGGGAGCAGACACAACGAGCAATCGTAAAATATCACATTTAGCGTTTCACGATGTCCGCAGACCAGTTGGCGATATTCAAGTATTAAAAGAGGATGATCACGGTCTTTATTTCGAGTCGAAAATGGGCAGCCATACAGACGGACAGGATGCCTTGAAAATGTACGATTCGGGAATTATCAGAGAGCATTCAATCGGCTTTCAGTACATCGGAGATAAAACCAAGTGGATTGAGCTGGAGGATGGCTCGACAGATTTGCCGATGACTGAACAGGGCAAAGATTTTGTTTCGTCAATGGCTGGTTACTACCAGATTTCAGAAGTCAAACTCTGGGAGGGTTCATTCGTTACTTTTGGAGCAAACAGCGAAACACCGAGCTTTGGAGTTATCAAATCATTAGCACAGAAAAAAACAATGTTAGCAGATATTAATGAACGGATGAATTTGATCCGTAAAGAAATCTGCAATGGTACTTATTCGGATTCAGTATTTTCAATGCTCGACACCGAATTAGCGTATGTCCAAGAATGTTATAGTTCACTTGTAAACACAGAGCCATCTGTTAAAGATACTCTGGCAGCCGAGCCGAAAAAAGACGAATCTGGGCGTTTATTTTTACTCAAATCATTAATTCAAAAACCATAATAAAATGGCAGAATTTGTAACAAAATCGGCTGAAGAATTGTCTGGAATGGATGCGGAGGCTTTAGCTGGTTATTACAATGATCTGAATGCTCACAAAACAAACGAGCTGACAGAACTCATTGAAAGCAAAGCTGGTATGGAAGAAATCGAAGCTCTTAAAACGGAGCTGAACGATTCCAGAGATCAGCAAATGAAACAACTGAACGCAGTACTTGAAACACAAGGTCTGGCGATCAAAAAACTATCAAAATCAGAGAAAGTTTTCAAACATCAAACATTGGTGGAAAGCGTCAAAGAAGCTCTGGAGTCTAACAAAGAAAATCTGGACAACCTAAAAGCGGAGAATAAATCGACTGCTGCTGGTTCTGGGTTCTCATTTAAGGCTGTCGGAACGATGCTAATAAGCTCGAATGTTACTGGTGGAAATGTACCAGTTGAGCAAAGAGAATCTGGATTGAACAGAATCGCAAGACGAGAGCCGTTTGTACTGGATCTTGTAAACAGAGGTACAGCGGTATCGAATGTTATCAGCTGGGTTGAACAACAGAATCCAGAAGGTGGAGCTGGTGGAACAGCAGAGGGCGATGAAAAAAATCAAGCGGATTTCGATTTGGTTGTTGTTAATGAGTCGGTTAAGAAAAGAACCGTATTCATAAAAATTTCAACTGAAATGCTAGACGATATTGATTTTATGGCATCTGAAATCAACAACGAACTGGTAGAGCTTTTACTATTGGATGTTGACGATCAAGTATTGAACGGAAACGGAGTTGGAACAAACTTAACAGGAATCGTTTCACAGGCTACAGCGTTTGCTGGTGGAACATTTGCTGGAACAGTTGACGAGGCGAACGATATCGATGTTTTGACCGTTGCAGCGAACCAGATACGGATCGCACAGCACAACCCAAACTATATATTAATGCACCCATCTGATGTAACTGCATTGAAATTAATCAAAGTAAGCACAACGGATCGCAGATATGTAGATCGTTTGATAATGACAGCTGGACAGCTTAATTTGGATGGTACTCCTATCATTCAAAATACTGGCGTTGCTGTTGGTACTTATGTCATCGGAGATTTCACGAAATCAACGGTGTTTGACAAAGGTGCGATGAACATTGACATCGGTCTTTCTGGCGATGATTTCACTAAAAACCTACGAACCATCCTAGCGGAATGGAGAGGTTTACAGCGAATCAAAGGAAACGACACGACTGCTTTTGTAACAGGAACATTTGTTACTGATGCTGCTGTATTGGAAACTCCTTAATTTGGCATAAATTAAGAGTATTTTATATGTTGATCAAATAGCCTCTGGAGAAATCTGGAGGCTTTTTTTTTGCTTATGTATATAGTTTTAGTCATAACGAATTTGGGTAACGGAGAAATGATCGATTACCATTACGAGCCACGTTTGGATCTGGCAATTCGCACAGCAAAACGGCTGAAAGGAAAGGTAATTAACGAGGCTGATTTATTACCAGACGAAAAAAAAATGAAAAAAAAGCTTTGAGAATTTGGATTTACAGAAATAAGCAGTATATTTGATTCATCAAACACAGAAAATGAAAGCAACTTTAAAATTTCAAACCAACGAACAAGCCGAGTCATTTGCACTAGCATACAGCAGAAATACTTTAGGAGGTCATATAGTTGGTAACGCTGAAGTAACTGTTTTTAACATAGGCGAAAATGAAAAAGCATTTATCGAAAATTATATAAAACAACTTAACAAATAAAAAACACAGGAAACAATGAAAATTTACAAGACAGCAAAAACGCTCAAACGAGCAAAGGAGATAATAACGGATTCAGTAACGGAACAGCAGCTGGATGTCAACGATGGATTTTTTACAATGCGTTCAGCACAATGCGAATGCGGAGAAACTCAACTGATCCAATGGAGAGGACTAAGTAAAACACAGGAGGCTGTTCACGATGTACAGGCAGCAATCTGCGAAAGCTGTGGAGATAATGACGCAGCTGGGATTGACATCGTAAAATCAACAATCATATAAAACACACAGGAAATGGAAATATTAAATCTGTATTGTGGTATTGGTGGAAATAGAAAATTGTGGGGAGATAATCATAATATAGTTGCAGTTGAATTAGATGAAAAAATTGCTAATAAATATCAAAAACTTTACCCAAATGATGAGGTAATTGTTGCGGATGCACATCAATACTTGTTACATAATTATGATAGATTTGATTTTATTTGGAGCAGTCCTCCTTGTCAAACACACAGCCGAGCAAACTATTTTATCAACTACATTACCAATAGCAGATATCCCGATATGAGCTTATGGCAAGAAATCATTTTTTTAGAAACATTTTTTAAAGGGAAATACTGCGTTGAAAACGTAATTAGTTACTATCAATATTTTATACCTCCGCAAACAATCGGGAGGCATTATCTATGGGCAAATTTCCACATTCCTAAAATTGATTTACCAAAAAATGACATCGGAACAATGATGTCTAAATATGTTGGTACAGGCAAACACGCTCACGATAAAAGCATTGAGGACAGAAACTGCGTAGATGCAAAACTTGGAGAGCATATTTTAAATATTGCTATGGGCATTTATGAACATAACAACAGAGAACAGGGCAAATTATTTTAAATAACAATCATATAAAATGGAAAACCAGAAACCAGAACAGGATTCAACTGGAGCAGCTTTGCAGCTCATTGTAGGGCTTATCGGAGTCGGATTAGGTTTGTACCTCCTATTCGGATAAAAGTCGCTTAAAACGAAAATACAGGAGGATCTCGGTTCTCCTTTTTTTTATACATTTAAGGTTATGCAAAAACCAGAGATAATCGCAGACCGTAATCTGTTACGTTTAACTGTTTACTTTATGCTGCTGGATCAGATAGATCACAGGACTTGGAATCTCGATTTAGTATTCAATAAGCACCGAAAGACGAAGCTATCGTTTAACAAAAACAACTGGACAAAATATACAGCATATCCAGTAAATGAGAGTCCCGAGGATCTTAATTGAAAAAAAAAAATAAAAAAAATTGAAAACGCTAGGATTTACAGAAATAAAATGTATATTTGTAATGAATCAAAAACACAGAAACAATGACAAAAAAAATCACATTATTCGAAGAACTGGCAGAGATCACAAAGCCAGAAATCGCTGGAGTTTCATTTGCGACAGACTACCAGCCAAAATTTAACGAGGCTCTTATTTACGATGTTAACAGCGAGGATAAATACACCAGCGGAACTGAGGTGGAATTTCAGCATAATGGCAAACCGTATTTAATCGATGTGCTTTCATACACGCCAAAGGTCGACACTCGTGAAGATATGATAACAGCGGACATTCACGAGTGGAGAATATTTTACTCCGAGCTGGATATTGCAGAGGATTTTGTTTTGCTCGATCCGTCTATTATCAAGTTGGAAACTTTACAGGAATTTGAACAAAAGTGCATCGAGCATTTATCGGACACTTTAGATCCGTCAGAAATCGATTAAATTTATTCAGATGGAAAACTATAAGGAAAGAGAGATTAAAGCTCTTAAATCAAAGATAAACGAGTTTGAGAGCTATGTAATGGACATCCGCAACGGCATCGGATCAGTTGTAAACGAGCCAGACAGCAAGAAAGTCGGAGTAGTTTTAATTGATTTGCTGAATGTTAAAAAACCGAGATTGTAAATTTTTTTTAATTTTTTTCTTGAAATACTTGTGTAATACAAAAAAAGGTTATATACTTGTATCAACAAACACGGAAAAACTAAACAAAATGAAAAATTCAAACATTATTATAGCAAACAGATCAGCACACCAACCAATAACATTCTTTGATAAGATCTTTACAATCGGAGGGATGATAATTCCACAATTTACAGATTCGAAAAATGCAACCAAATTTCACACCAAAGCAGATGCACAGGCGATACTTGACAAATTGCCACAGGCAATAAAAGATGATTGCATAATTCTTTAACAGAATAAACATACAAAATACTGGAGGCAAAAGCCTCCTTTTTTTGTTATATTTGCGTATGGCATTTATTCAAACAACGGACTTTCTAGGCGATATAAAAATCAGCCAAAATTCGAAAGAGTCCGCAGACCTCCAGAGCTACATTGACCAGACACAGGAAAGGGTGTTGCGCAATTTACTTGGCGATTCGGAGTACAATTTATTTATCGCTGATCTGGTTGCTGGAGTTCCTCAAACTCAAAAATGGCTAAACTTTCTGAACGGCTTTACGTGGGTTGACGATTCAGATTACGACAATAATTACACAGGCATAAAACAATTTTTAAGATACTTTACATACTTTGAATTCGTCAGAAATCTCAACGCAAAAACAACGACCATTGGCATCCAGTTTGCAGATGCTGAAAATTCTTTACAGGCTACGCAGATCCAGAGCAATGTCGTTACTGAACAGCGATACAATAAGGGCGTTGACCTTTACAAAGAGGCAACGAAAATGCTCCTGTACTACGAAAAGAGAACGGAGAGTTATACAACGATCACAGAGATCGGAGCTGGAACATATCAAGTCGCATTGTCCAGAAACATTGATTTCGTCACGCTATCCGATACTGTAACGATTCTGGCAACGGATTACACGGTTACGGGCGTTGATTATGGACTTTCAACTTTTAATTTTACAGCAGCAGCTGGATTAACTTTTGCGGATAATGGTCAAGTAACTTGGCAGCCATTTCCAAAGCTCCAGAACGAAGTCTATAACTGGTCTGTAATGGATGGTTTTTTATAAAATATGGTAATACCAGTTGACGACATATTCATTCCAAATCGGATCATTTACGATGTAGCTGACGGCAACACCGTTTTGAATTTACAATCCTACGCTGGTTTTAAAGTTGGCATTTCGTTGGATTTAAACAGCCTGTCGGAAACTGGAATAACGTTTACGGCTATGCAGTCAAACGATGGCAGCTCGTGGACATCGATTAAACTGGACACGGATGTTTTAGAGATCCAGAACACCACAGGACAAGACCATTTAACTTTAATGACAGATCTTTTTTATTTGCAGAATTTAGGACTAAAAATAGATGGTTTAACAGGAGCAGCAACGGGAACGATTACGGTAACATTAAGCTATAAATAACGGATGGCAGAAAATTCAAAAACATTATTATCAACGCAACAGCCATCTGGTGTTACCGATGTAACTGGAACGCTGCCAATAACATCCACAGGAGGCACAACGCCAGACGTTGGAATTAATGCTGCGACTCCATCGGCTGCTGGTTCGATGTCAGCAGCGGATAAAACAAAGCTGGATGGTATTCCGACATCTACGCTTTACGGTTTGTATGCACAAACGGTTGTTAGTGCAACGATAAACACAGCTCCAGAACAATCAATCGTTGGTACAGGAATTGGCACATTATCTGTTCCAGCAAATGCGTTCTCTGTTGGCGATTCGTTTCACGGAAAAATAGGAGGTTTAATAAACGCTACTGGTGGAGGTGGGCGATCAGAATTAATTTTGAGAATAAAATCAGGGACAACGATTTTGGCAACGACTGGAGTATTCGACTTAGACAACGCAACGAATCAAGGCTGGGAATGTGAATTGGATTTTACGATTACTACCATTGGTGCAACGGGAACTATCTGTACGAATGGAAATTTTTGCTATACGAAGAATGGTAGCAGACAAGTATTTGGTTATATTTTTCAAGATGTTACGACAATAAATACAACGGTAACAAATACGCTGGACATAACGGTTGAATGGAACGTTATCAATGGTGGCGATGATATTTATTCGGCTAATTTTGTACTATATAAAACCTACTAATGGCATCAATGTCGCAAAATATAGTTGATTTGATTGGCATCTTTGTCGATGCTATGAGAACGACAGAAACCATTATTTCAGAGGTTGATAATGGCGATGGCTCTATTACCATAACAACGAATGTCGCTGCTTTAGACGAGAACGATTATATTATTTTGGGTGGAAATAATTACAGCGTTTATGATCTCAATACAATCGCTGGAACGTTCAAAATTAATGCGACATTTCCAACAGGCGAAACAGAATGGAAAACGGCTGCACCCTATTATTATCACGGAACGCCACAGACGGTAAATAAAGAGGTCGATACACAAAATGAAACGCTGGACAAAGCTCGTTATCCAGCTGTTATTCTCTGGGAAGTTATACGGCAAGATTTCGACAAAGATCCGATTTCGGTTGTGGGAAATACAGCCAGATTAACAATGTCATTTCTGGACACGACAAACAAAATCGACTGGACTATTGAGGAACATTACGATAATGTTATCGACAAAATGGAGGATCAAGCGGATCGTTTTATTTCTATCTGCAAAAACCATCCATACATTTCCAGATTTGACGATTACAGTTATATCAAACATTTCAACTGGGGAACTGTCGTAAAGGATAAAGGGCACGTACGTTATATTCTGGATGAAAATTTGTCTGGGTTAAATCTGGAAATCGCTTTACCGATAAAGAAAAATTGTCTGAATAAATATGCCAGACTTTTGCCATCGGGCGTTCCTCCATTGCCAACAGCGGATGGAACATATACAAATTCAGATAATTCGTTTACAAGATTGATCGCTGGAGGCACAATTTTCACAGCTCCAGATATTTCGTTTACTGATTCGGATGGTACAGTTATTCTAAAACCAGCAAACACAGATATAATTTCAACGCCTTGTGCAGCAGCTGGAACAGTATTTAACAGACCTCCCGTAACGTATGGGCGTTCAACGGCTTATTATACGGGCGATGACGGTTGGCAGTTTCAAAATGGCACATACACGACAGGATATGAGCAAACGGGCAACCTAGTTCAGCAGTTAGATGCTACTGATTTAAGCCGTGAAACATTACTTTATAACAATCAGCACGGCAACAAAAACCGATTCACAGACGGTCTAGGCGGTACAGACTGGACAAACGCAGTAATTGGAAATTTAACCGATAAACGCTGGTTGACGCAAGATCATTTAACTGGTTTAGAATGGATAAATTATGATTTAGGAACGGCAACAAGTGGGGCGTTTCCAAACGCAACGTGGAAACTGAACATAGCAAATGCAATAGCAATGACTATTTACGGCTATTCAGACTATCGGATAGCTGCAATGCACGAAATGAATACTATTATCCCTCCGCAATGGGGCGTTACAGAGCCATTTAATAACGGTACATATATGAGGCAACAGCAAGTGGCTGGGGGTACTCAGGTTCATTCGTGTAGTTTAAGGACAACCAACAGATTCTTTAGTCGTTCAGCTGGTGTAATAACGGGTAACGGAAATATTAATGCTGCGTCAATATTTGTACCCTACGTTTTAAGAACAATGACATAAATTATGGAAATATTTTACAAAGAAAATACAGGATTAAAAAATCCACAGGAGCGAAATCTGGATTATTTCGTTATCGAGCTGATTGGCAATGACCATCAAACAAATAGCTCTGGAGCATCTATTATATTTTACGAATATTTGGAGGATGCACAACAAAATAAAACGCCTCCAGCACAGCGAGATTTTTTGTGGACACCACAACTGGACTCCATTGCATTGATTCAACAGTCTTTATTTGACAAGGAAAATATAACATCAACGGTTGGAGAAATTTTAAGTTTACACGATCCAACACAACAGCCAAATGAATAAACAAAAGTTTTCGTATATTTGAAACGCATACCAAAATTCAAAAAATAAACACTTTAAAAAATGGCAATAGATTGCACCTGTAACAACACTCTGGCGAACTTAGGAACTCCAGATTGCCCATCGGTCGGACAAGTTGCAAAGAAATTTATCTTTGTTCCTCGTTTCGCTGCGGATGGATCAGTAAATAAAATACTGAAAACAGACATTACTGCTGCGAATATGACGTTGAAAATCAACGCAGCAAATCCAAAAGACAGATATTATCCAACGGCTGAATTCGAAAATGTCGAGGATGTCCGAGAAGATCCAGTAACGCAAGAGTTTAACTCTGGAAAAATGATTACTGTTCGTGACGGTGTCCGAAAAAATGTCGGTATGATTCCATTGGGAACTTTCCAAGAGCTGGGAGCTTACAAGTCTTACGGCTGTGCCGAGTTTGGTGCATTCGTTATGGATGGCGGTGGAAACTTTATGTTTTACGAAGATCCAGCTGATCCATTGTACGCATATCCGATTTTAATCGATAACGAAACGTATCACGCCAGACTGGTGAAAGCTACTGATTCAGAAGTTCAAATGTTGGAAATTTCTTGGCAATGGAAACAAAGCCAGAAAGACCAGAATCTACGACTTATTCAGTCAGATGGTTTGGATTTTGACGCTGACGATTTGGAGGGCTTATTTGATGCTGATGCTGTTTATAGTTTGATCTTAGGAACTTTCGATGGAGCAACGGCAACAATTACCACAACATTATTTGGAGTTCCTGTAGAGGGATTAGTTCCAACGGATTTTGTTTCGTCTGATTCTGGAGCAACATCGAATGTTTTCAATGTTACAACTGGACTGGATGTCGTTTTAACAGGAGCGACAGAAACATCGGCTGGAGTTTATACATTGAGCTGGACAGCAGCAGCAACAGGAAATGAAATCCGAGTGAAAGCTCTAAAGGATGGTTTTGATTTTTCTGCAATGGCTGACGGAACAAATGACATAACTCTCCCATAATGGCAGATAAGTGGATAACGGTTGGAAAGAGCCATTACAATGCGACAGCGTTGAAAGGCACGAGCAAAGCTGATTTTAAAAAGCAATTTGGACATCTACCAAGATGGGAAGTAGCTTACAAGCAGATCAGCGGAGGGAAGAAAACAACCAAAAAAAGCAAATCCGCAGACGAATAAACGGTATGTATTTCACAAAAAGGATGGCAGCTCTGAAATAGGGCTGTCATTTTTTTTTGCTTTTTTTTCTGAAAATGTTTGGTATTACAAATAAAAGCTGTATACTTGTATCAACAAACACAGAAAAACTAAACAAAATGGAAAATTCGAACAAAAACTACGAACAATTAGAAAACGAGTGTAACAACTGCCTAGAAAATTTATTAAATTTAGATAGAGATCACTTGAAGGACGAACTGGAGCAACTTTTACTGTCGCTTCAAGACAAAGGCGCTGACCTAAGCAAATTAAACGACTTTTTATTAAAAGGTGGTTGTAGACAAAAATAAATTTTTAAAAACAACTAAACATTTTGGGGTAATATAGACAGGAGCTGAAAAGCTCCTTTTTTTTTGCTTATTTTTATCCTATGGATGAATTAATACAATATCTAAACGCCATTAAATCCAAAATGAACTTTCGAGATGTTATGTTTCGGATCGGAAACGATAGGGAAGTTTTAGAGTTTATAATTCGTATGAATACCAGAGAGCAATTATTTGATAAAGGAATAGATGCCACAGGAAGGCGTTTAGATGAAATCGGTGGTGGATATTCAGATTATACAATTCAGTTCTTTAAAATCCCTGAATCGCTGCCGTATGACCGTGTAACATTATATCAGACAGGCGAGTTTTACGATTCGTTTGTTGCAAGGGTTATCGGAGCTGGAGATATTGAAATAACAGCCAACCCGATTAAAGAGGACACGAATCTGGAAACAGAGTGGGGTAACCAGATTATTGGATTAACAAAAGAATCGCTGGAAAAATTGACACAGAAACTCCATCTGGAGCTAGAAAAATACTTGATAAATGAAGTTTTTAAACTGGGCTAAACGAAAGAAAAAAACAAAGAATGTAGAAAAAAAAATTACAACGAGGGTTTATCAAACGCTGGATGAACTACCTTTGTATCATTGGAACAAGGTATATCAAACGCAAGACTTTCGTTTTATACTTGTCGGCTCGACACCTCAAAATATCGACACCTTGCCATTTCACGAATCGGATCTGATTTACGGCTGGGAAAAAATATACGATGAATATATGACTCTATTCGGATTAACCAGCAATTATAAAAGAGTCTTAAAAGCCGAGAGAAAAATTGCGTTACTGACTTGTGAAATGCTGTTAAAACAGCGTAAACATCTGGCAACAAAAATCGCTATTGCCAGAAAACAGTTGGCAGAAATGCAAGTCAAAAAAAACGAGGTTGCCGATTTTGACAGGCAAATCGGATATGTTGAAAAATGGATGGCTATCAGCATTGATCCAAAACAGATTTCAACTAAAAGATTTTACACCTATTTACAAATGTATGACGAAGAAGCGAAGCGAGTAAACAAAAAAATGCAAGATGGCAAGAATTAAAAAGGAGGATGTTTTTGATCCGAAGTTATTCACAGGAACGACACAGGAAATAACTAAAATGATCGAGGTTGTCAAGGCTTTAAAACAAGAGCTTTTGGAGGTCTTAAAAGTATCTCAACAGGCATTGAAAGGTAACAAATCAATGACCAACGCAGAGGACATTAAAAAACAAGCCAACGCCATTAACCAAGTAACACAAGCGGAGAAAAATTTAACGACTGTCGAGAAAGAAAGAATACGATTGGAAAGCAGACTGGCACAGGCTCGGAGCAAAGAGAGTCAAGATTCTGCCAGAATTAAGCTGTTAATACAGGAGGAAAACAGAGCCAAAAAAGAGAGAGCCAGAGAAACGACAAAGGAGCTGGGAGCGTATAAAAACCTATCTGCAAAGCTCAATCGATTACGTACTGCTTATAAAAATCTGGCTGCTGCTGAAAAACAGAATACAAAAGAGGGCAGAGCTTTACTAAAACAAATAACGAAACTGGATGTAAAACTAAAAACAATCGATGGCTCTGTCGGACAATTTCAAAGAAATGTCGGAAACTACGGAAATGCGTTGAAAAAAATGGGTTCTGGATTAAGGCGTTTGGCTGCTGGTTTTGGGATTTTTGCTGGAGTTTCAGCGTTTGCAAATTTGATAAAAAAGTCGTTCCGATCCATTGTTGATTTTCAAAAAGCGAACTCGGATTTGGCTGCTGTTTTAGGCAAAACACGAAAGGAAATAAAAAATTTAACAAGGGATGCGAAACGGCTTGGATCAACGACTCGTTTTACTGCATCACAAGTTACTAAACTCCAGAAAGAATTTGCCAAACTTGGATTTTCTACGGAGGAAATTTTAGGAGTTACGGAAGCTACATTAACTCTGGCAACAGCAACAAACACCGAGTTACCGAGATCCGCTGAAATCGTCGGAAATACATTAAGAGCTTTCCAGCTGGACAGTAGTCAAACAACAAGGCTGGTGGATGTAATGACAAAATCGTTTAACACCTCGGCTCTGGATATGGAAAAATTCAGTACAGCGATGTCAACGGTTGCCCCAATCGCCCGAAATTTTGGTTTCGATATTGAAAGAACAACAGCGATTTTAGGAGTTTTAGCGGACAACGGAATAGATGCCTCAACGTCTGGAACGGCTTTACGAAATATCTTTTTGGAACTGGCAAAAAGCGGAAAGAGTTTCGAGGGTGCTATGAAAGAAATTAACGAGAGTACAAACAAAAACGCAAAAGCGTTGGATTTGTTTGGAAAACGTGGAGCTGCTGTCGGAACAATAATCGCACAGAACACAGATAAAATCGAGGATCTGAATGTCGCATTAATAGATTCTGGAGGCACAGCGGAGCAAGTCGCAGACGAGCAGATGAATACTTTGCAGGGTGCTATGTATGAATTAACGTCAGCGTGGGAGGGTTTTATATTTTCGATTGAGTCTGGAGATGGTGTAATATCGAAAGCGTTGAACTCTATCGTTAAGGGATTTACAACGCTATTAAACAAGCTAACGGAGTTAAATATGACTACGGAAGAATTGATTGAAAAAGGTGTCGTGGAAGCGTCTAAAAGTGCAGAAAAGGAAATCGATAATATAGCCGTTGGATATCGAAAAGCAAGTTTACAGATAAACAAATCAAACGAGGAATTATTAAAAGAGCTGTCGGACTGGAAAAAATTTAAAATTGTTCCAGACGAGTTTAAAGATAATGTTCCAGAGTTTCAGCGAATTACGGTTGATTTATTAAAAATGAACAGAAAAAATTTATCTGTTGAGGAACAGAAACTGCGATTGTTAAGAAGGCAAACAGGACAAATTGTAGAAACATCACTAGCCGAGAATTTGAAAGACTTAAAGAATCCAAAAAGGATAAAAGTTTTGAAAGAACAGCTGGAACTGGAAAAAGAAAAATTAGCCGTTGTCGACGAACAAGTTGCTGCTGCTGATGGTTCAATTTTCGAGAGGGGTTATAGAGCTGTTTTAAAAGATTTTGTACAGGAGGGAAGTAAAGCGTCTGAAACGTTTGAAAACATAGAGAAAAGCAACGATGAACTGGCTTTGCAATGGGCTGAACAAAAGTTATTAGTAAAACAGTATGCAGATGAACTTGCTAAATCGACTAAAGCTGTTGAAGTAATCGACGGAGAGCTGCGAAATCTGTTTAAATCAATGCAGAAAGACGAGCTAAGAAAACTGGTTAAATCTGGAACATTAAGAAAATACGAGCAAGAAATAGCTGATATAGTTCTGGCAACGAAAGATTTAAACAAAGCTCACGAAAATTCGGATGATGCCACAAAAGGAGCAGCGAAACGAGAAGCAGCCAGAATAAGAGCAGAAAAAAAACGTCTGGAGGCTATAAAAAAAGCTGCACAAAAACAAGTTGATCTAATCGAACAAATAAATCAAGAGGAATTTAAACAAGCCATAACAAGTGCGGAAGATCTTGTCGATGAAGAAATAGCAATTCAAGTTCGAAAAGGTCTGGCAGTTGAGGATGTCAATGTCGAAGCAATGGAGGAATTAATTAAAAAAGAATTCGTGCTGCGTAAAAATGCTATGGAGTTGATTGCAGAGGCTGAAATAATGAAAGAGGGAAAAACAAAGGAGGAAATCGAACTGATTAGATTAAAACTAAAAGGCGATCTGGAGGAATTAGAAAAAGACAAAGCACAAACAATAATTGATGCAAACGATGAAGTAATCGAGGCACAAATCGAGGGAGCAAATCGAGTAAATAAAAAAGCGGAGGAATCAGCGAAAAAACAGAAAGAACTAGCGGAGGAAAGAATCGAACGTCAGAAAGAACTGGCAGAAAGTTTAAACGCTACTTTGGATATTTTACAAGACAGAACCAGACAGAGAACACAGGAGAGAATTGCGTTAATGGATGACGAAATATCTGCTGCCAGAAAACGACAGGAGGAATTAAAAAGACTAGCGGAACAGGGCAATATTGACGCACAAAAATCTCTGGCTGTCGAAGAAGCAAGGGAAAAAGAATTACAACTAAAAAAGCTCAAAGCTCAACGGAGGCAACAATATATCGATGCTGCTTTATCTGGGTTTAAAGCGTATGCGTCAAAGGTGGAACAGGGTTCAAAAACTCCGCTGCGAGATACGATAAAGGATTTGTCTGGATTAGCTGCTTTTATCAAGACCTTGCCAACATTCTATGAAGGAACAGAAAATGTCGGAGAGGCTCTCGGAACGCCTCAAATCGCTGGAAAAGATGGTTATATCGTGAGAGTGGATGCAGCAGAAAGAATTGTCGATCCGCAAACCAATAAAAAACTAGGTGGAATTTCAAATAATGATCTTGGCAGAATGGCAGAAAATTACAGGAACAGAGAAATGCGACCGATAGCATACAGCCAGATTTCAGAACGTGCTGCTGATTTAATGAACAACGGCTGGAAAACAAACGAAGCTGTGTTGCAAAAATTCGATAAATTAGAGCAATCGACAAAACAGATTACCAGAGCGATTAAAAATATGCCATCAACAGAATGGAACTACGATCAAATGTCGGATGCAGTTGTTCAGAAAGTTAGAACGCTGGACAAGGTGGAGCAAAAACATTACAGAAACGGAGCATTATTTTCAACTAAAAAATGAGCGTTAAACCAGTTTTTAAATTAGATGGTGCAGTTACTATTCCTCCCAAAGATTGGGGAGGCATTTCGATACTTGCGACCTTTGACGATAACGGTGGACAGGCAAATATTTCAACAGAGGAATTTGTTTTTGTAAACGAAAACGCTGTCAAAATCCGTAACTACATTCTGGGCGGTCTGACAGGAACATCGGTTGGAATCTTTGAGGGATTACCGTTCTCGATTGAGCTGCAAAATGGAACAAGCTACAATGCGTTTGAAGGGTTTTTGGATTTAAACGAATTTGTTGAATTAGATCCAGTTCACGTAAAATGTAAAATCAAAAAAGATCAAGGTCTAAACGCATTATCTGATCGTGCTGCTGGGTTGACTTATAGATACCTTTACAGCATCGGAGCATTGACACAGGGCGATTTTACGGACATTCCATACGTCAGAGAAAAACCAGCAAACCAGACCATTGCGGAGGCAAGTATTTTGGCTGTTACTTTGTTTCTGATGGCTAAACAATTAGCTGATATAGTAAAGGAAATTTCGAAGGATGTCGCTGCAATAATCGCCCATTTTACGGATTACCCTCCGAACCCGTTAGGCTCAATTATCTGGACTATTGCTGTGGCTTTAATCAATACGATTTACGCTGCGTTAATAACCATTTATTTGATTCAATTAACCATTGATTTGATAGACTTGCTAATTCCTCCGACAAGGCTCTGGAGAGGGTGCAAAATCAAAACGCTGATCGAAAAGGCTCTGACTTATTTGGGTTATAGTTATTCCAGTTCGATTTCGGAGCTGAATAATATGTACTATTTGCCCAGCAAAAATGACGAGGGCAGACGGTTTATTTTGAGTCCATCGACAACGGCTCTTGGTATTCCAGATACCGTTGATTTTGGTTATACGTTATCGGAAATGTTAGAACTTGTTAACAGGATGTTTTCGGCACAGTTAACCATTATAGGAAACACGGTACACCAAGAACCATTGATAAACGATTCGTTCTGGTTGAGCTTGTCAACTTATCAACTGCCCGATGTTGAAAACGAAGTTAAACTGTACAACACAAAGGATTTGGAAGGTCGTTATCTGGTTTCATTTGATACGGATTTAACAGACGAATGGACTATTATTAACTTTCTTGGAACTAATTACGAAGTAGTAACACAGCCGACAGTTATTAACAATAAAAAACGGGTGTTAACAACTGGCTTTGGGGAAACAAGAATACCAATGGCATTACCGAATCGTAAGGATAAATTAAGTCTTTTGGAAGAAAGCGTATTGAAAGTTGCACAAGTTATCGACGGAGTTGTTAACTTTTTTGGAGGTTCATCCAATCAAGCTGCCAGAATAAAAAGCCGAGTCGGATTGCTGAAAGTAACAGGAGATAACACACAGACAGCAAAGCTGGTTTTAATGGATGCTGGAGGCTCGTTTGGTTATACCATTCCGACCAACCACAGAGATATTTTAAACGCCAAATATTTATGGCTAAATTATGTTTCTGATCGGTCTTTCGTTCTGCACGGCAAGAGAGGTCAAAAAAGATTATTCAAAGACTTGAAAATTCCGTTTGGATTTACTGATTTTTTACAACTTATTAACAACAGTTATTGCATTACGCACACAGGACAACGGGCAAAAATTGAAAAAATAGCGTGGAGTTTCGATCAAGATTTTGCCGTAATCGATGGCTGGATTCGAGAACCGTACACAAATAATTTAACAGAATATGAACACCAAGGATCAACAGACGCAGTTTAATAATTTTGCAAACCAGATTCAAAAGGATCTAAAAAAGTACAAACAGATGTATAATAGCCAGATGTCAGAGCTGGAAAAATCGGTAAAAGATTTGAATCCAGAGCAGCAAAAAGTCTGGACAGAACGACAGGAGGCGATAAAAATCCACACAAAAAATCAAAATACAAAAGGGTTACTTTCATTACTTGACGAGATAAAGTCGGAAATTGGTTAAATTTGAACAATGTTAAGAGTCAGAATTTTAGAGCAAAAATTTTATTCCCAAATCAGAAATGGCGAAACATTTGCCTCAAATCTGACTGATTACACAGACTATCTGGCTGGTAATGTTGGCGATAAAATAAAAGCAGTTACCAGCATCGACGTTGCTTGGTGGACATCGGCATCGACCTCAACAGTTATTACAATATCTGGCTCGTCAATGACACGAAGTTCTGGAGATTTTACAACGGAGGGCTGGGCGTTGGGCGATACGATTGTCTATGTTACAGCTGGAGGTGTTACGGTTGCGTCAAAGACCATAACATTTTTAGATCCAACCACAATAATAACCGACACAGCTTGGTTGACAGGAACGGTAACGGTCACGAGTGGTATTTTTTATGGTCGGACTCCGATGGAGGGATGTATATTTAAATATAACTTAATAGAGAACGCAGAGGTAACAAATTATAACAGCAAAATCGATGGAACTACACAGGAATTTTTCGCAGATGGAATTGTTACGGCTGCTGGAACTCCCGTAACTTTAAATCCAGCTGGAGTTTCAATACAGAAAGCGTGGCTCAATGGCTCTGTAACGTCAAAATTTGTCGGTCTTTCTCCAGATGGCAACATTCAGTATTTTGAAATCGAGCACGAGTTTATAATTCTGCCCTATTATGTCGATGGATATTTGCCCAATTTACAAACAGGAACGAACCCATTATTATTCGATGGTGCGAATAGTCTAAAATATGTTATTGATGTCAGTTTTCGGGATGTCGTTTCGAATCCAAATACGAATAAAAATGTCGTGCTGGACGATAGGCTCGGAACAGTTGGATTTTTCAACGAGGCGTTTAACGGGTTTACAAATAATTATGCTTTAGGCTCTACGGCTTTAACAGATGGCTCTGGTGGAACTTTGGATGGTCTTTCGGTATCAAACACCACAAACGTTGAAATAAGGGTTAACAGCTTAACAAATAGCTTTGGCGTTACTGATCCGATAATGGTCGGAGTTTCTTATTTACCAGACTCGATTAATTATGTCAATTTAGAAGATTTTGAAACGAATTTTATATATGATTCTAAGCGGACAATTTACGGAGCTGGAGCAGTTAACTCAACGGTTATACAGAATTTCACAGCAACGAGAATTTCAAGCTCTCAAATCGTTGTCAATTTCGAAACGGTGTTTACACCATTACAGCAAACCAAATTAAATGACACGAGATTTTTTGCTATCTGGGTTGATGTTGGCGATGGAACGCTGACGAATCAAACCGATGACAGGGTAAATATTTTGGCGAAAGTTGACCAATATGATTACTCGGCTGATGTTCCAGATTTAGCATTTATCAGAGGATCTGACCACCAATTTTTTCCACATCCTATCGACTACACTCTGGCTGGTTATACTGATTTCAAAGGTTGGATGGAAGATGGATATTTATGGAATCTGGAAAATTTCAATGTCCGATTTTATATCAATGACGCTGGAGATCAAGAGCTGCCAATTATTCAAAGTGGTTCGTTTTTGTTAGCTGCTTACAATGAATCAACTGGAGATTTATTTGAGCTGGACAGATACGATTTCGATGTTTTAGGTAATTCGGTTTTTGTGCCTGTTAGTGGATATTCATTTATCGAACAAAAAATAGAGATAGACACAGAGCGAGGATTTACATTATTAACAGGCGATCAATTCAATTTTGTTAAATGGACATCGTTGGGATTTTTTGACAATCAAACCAGATACGATATAAAAATTGCTTTCAAATTACGCTGGGAAGAATGGATAAATAATCCAGATGTAAACACTATTTTCTACGATCCAACAGAGCCGAACAACGGCTTTAATATGGAGTCGTACAGATACTCTTTGAAAAATGGTTATGCAATTGTAACGGTGTTTGATGTTGATGTCCAGAGCGATACAAATGTTACACGGTACAGATGGATTTCGCCAGATGGAAATGTGCAGCTGTGGGATAAAAACGACACGGAAGATCCGAAAACATATTGTGCTGAAATTAATACATACGACTCGATAGGTAATAACTTGAATGGAAACTATTTAACTGATGAAAATACATTTGTAAAAGCTCGTTTTACTCGGTGCGATGCTGGAGTTTTAACCGTTGACGATGAAACTATTTCTGGAGTTATCAGATTTGATATTGAAAATGGCGGTCTTTATTCCATTCACGAGTTATCAACATTCAGAGATCCAGAGGGTGGGAGTCCGCTGATTCCTTTGGCTGGAGAAACGCACACAAAAATAACAGTTGATCCAGCTCTTTTTTATGTCGATTTGGAATGTATGATAGATTATACACAACTAATCGCTGGGAGTACCTATTGCATTACTGGTCGTGTATGGTGGGAGGATAAAGATGGTGGAGGAATAATAATCGGAGAGGATGACGAAATAATAGTAATCGAGGGCAAATCTGGAAATCCAGAAATTCCATTTAAAGTCGAATAAAATGATAGTTGAAAGATTAGGAAATACCAGTCCTGAAACGCTTGGAATAATGGCGGTCAGATCGTGCGGACAAGCGAAATCAACGGTTGACGCACAGGCTCTGTGCGACTGCCATTGCGAGGATTGTTTACAGACCTTAAATGTATTTGCGGATGTTGGTTCTAGTGATCCAAAAAGAAACGATAAAAGAGAGTTTTTGTTTCGGGTTCTGGATGTTGGCGATACGGCTGTGATGAAGCTGTTTAAAAACGGCACAGAGGTCGCAACGTTAAACACAGGAGCATACGGCACATTTTACGATTTGGGAAGTTTAGGAACGGGCGATCAGCAGTATTACACAGGCTATTTAATCGAGTGGCAAAATGTCCTGTCAGCTCACGGAGTAGGCGATTATTATGTCAAAGCTGAATTAATCGTTTACGGTACAGCTATTGAGGTATTTTCGCAGATATATACGCTGATGAACTACGATGAAGAAACGGTGGATGGAACGGTGCGAATAATTACGTATCAAAATGGAAACATTGAAAGCTCTGATTTTGATTACACAGATTTAAACTGGTATCAAGAAATCAGAATCAAAGGTATTTTCTGGCAGAAAAGACCAGAGCTGACAACGGACACCTATTTTACAACGGCTCGAAAAGTAACACAAATACAGGATTCTATAAAATACAAATACACGCTGGAAACCAGATTTATGACAGGGAAAACCAGCGATTATTTAGTTTCAAACAAAATGTTAGCAAATGACATTTTAATAACTGACTATAATAAATGTAATACAGAGGCTTATTGCGATCTTCCAGTAACCATCGAGGAATTTGACACGACGGAAGAATTATCGTACTTTAGAGGTCGTTATCACGTTATAACTTTTGCGGATCGTACTCAAAATATAAGGAAAAGAAACTTTAAATAATGGCAATAAAAATTTCAGATTTAACGGATTTAGAAACCAGACAAGCGTGGGCAGACGAGGATCGAATTTTGCTGTCTGTAAAAGATCAGCCATTACCTACGCAATGGGAATCCAGAGCTGTCGAAGGCTTGGTTTTAAAAGGAATGATGGCATCGGTCGTTACGACTACTATTGAACCAGCGAAAATTTTGCAGCTGGGAACTGTTCCAGCATTGTTAACAGGCGAGAGCTTTGCAACGGCAAATAAATATATAGTTCCCGATGGTTTTGTTTTCAATCTTGATTATCAAGGCAACAAATACGAGGGTAACGTCAACATCGAAATCGGGTACACGAATGGAGCTGTATTTGTTCCAACGGATGCGGTCATAACATCGCAAACCATTCTTGACGCTACGCAAGACTATGTTTATGCCATACCTCCAGACCTTATAAAAGACAAGGCGTATGGCATCAAGCAAAATTTTAATCTGGGCATACAGGCAACGGGAGGAACGCAGCCCATTACAGGCGATTCACGAATGATTATACGTACTATTTATCGAGTATTTGAGGTTTAGAAATGTTGTGGAATTTGCTACAAATAGATGCAATGGCAGAGGCAACATTTAATTTAAAGGATGTTATCTACGTAATGACTGGAGTTGTGGGAATTGGCAGCTACATTTTACGGGATAAAATCAAGTCTGAAAAAATGAGTCATACGCTGGAGCAAATGAAAACGGAATGTGCAAAGGATGTAAACGATTTAAAGGAGAAACAGCTCGGATATTCGGCAAGTAAAAAAGCAACGATAAAGGAGTTAAAATCAGATTTGGAAAAATCCGATAAAATAGTTCACGCCAGAATTGATAAATTTAAAGGCGATTTTGAGAGCTATGTCAAAGAAACACAGGCTGAAATGAAAGAAGTTACCAAAATGTTTAACGATCTCGATAAAAAACTGGACACAGAATTTGCCAGTATAAAAGCCGAGATTAAAAACTTGCAAAAATGAACCGTTTATTTAAAAATGGAATAGTAACTACCATAGTCGGATTAGTGTTAATCGCTGGAGCTGTGTATATGTATTTGTCAAAATCATTTTCAACGATGGAGGCTGGAGAATTAGCAGCTTTGTCGCTGTTGTTTTTGCGATCAAAAGACTCGCTGATAGGTCTGGCAAAAAAGGAGGAAAAACCAAAACTAACGAAGAAATAATGTCCAAAAGGCTGACCAAAAATTTTAACCAGTCGGAGTTTGATTGCTCTGATGGTTCAACGATGCCAATTGAAGTATACGATAATGTCGTGGAACTTGCGGAAAATCTGCAAGTTTTACGGGATTACGTAGATAGACCGATAACAGTCAATTCTGGTTATCGATCTCCAGATTATAATGCTCTGGTTGGCGGTGCAACTAAAAGCCAACATTTGCTTGGAAAAGCTGGGGATATTGTTATAGCAAATCTGAAACCAGAGGAAGTCGGAGATATAATAATGGAGCTGATAAATCTGGGTAAAATGGAACAGGGCGGTATTGGAATTTATAACTCGTTTACGCATTACGATATAAGAGGAACAGCAGCGAGATGGGATTACCGAAAATAAGACCAGTTTACGTTTTGGGTTTTTTGTTTCTGGTCAGCTTTGGTCTAAACATTTATTTTGCCTCACAGAGCTATTTTAAAGGCTCTAGGCTGGTTGAATACGAAAAGACAATAGAACATATCAATCAACAGGAGAAAGAGGCTAAAAAGCAAATTATAGAGCTTTCGGCAAAAGTGGATGAGTTAAACAGTTTAGAGGATGACGTTAAGAATTTTTACGATAGTATTTCCGTTTCTGTTGGTACAGATTACAGGGTACAAGACAGCATTTTGTCAGCCATCCTCCACAGACACAATCTGCATTGATAAAATAAAATACACAGCGATTGTAAACGGGTTGATCCAGTTGGATCTGAAAGACAGTCTGCTGACTATCTGCAATAAAAAAGCGGATTATCTGGACTCTATAAGCCAGTCAAAAGATGAAATAATATCTGGACAGGAAATGAAATCGCTGGTGTTTAAAGACCAGATTAACAGTCAAGAAAACACGATCAATTTACAGTTAAATCAAATCGGAAAATTGAAATTAACCAAAACGATTTATGGACTTGGTTTCTGTATTTCCGCTGGTGGATTATTGACGATTTTGTTATTACAGTAAAATCCTTAAATTTGTATTATGGCAACAGCAAAAAAACCAACGGCATCAAAACCAAAGGCAACGGAAAGCAAACCAGAAACGTCTGAACCAAAAGCAGAAACAAAACCAAAAGCTCCAAAGCGTAAAGCGATAACGACGCCAAAAAAGGTTCTGGATGGTGTACAGAGAGAAAATTACGTTACGGTTGAGTTTACTATTGATATGCCTAAACAAAAAATTAACAAAGGAGATCAGTATTCCGTTGGAAAATCAACGGCTGACAGCCTTGTAAAGCTCAAACGAGCTAAGATTCTATAGGTCGAACAGACCTGTTTTCTGTGTAAAAGCCTCTCGGAGTTATGTCTGGGAGGTTTTTTTTTACATTTTTTTTTGGAATCGTTTGGTATTTACAAAAATAATGCTTTTCTTTGATTCATCAAACACAGAAAAACACAGAAAAATGAAAACTAAAGAGATTAAAAAACTACTGAGTAAACTTGAAAATCTAAGAGAAGAAATTGAATTTACAATTCAAGAGATCATAGATGAACGGGAAGAAAAATTTGACAACCGTTCGGAAAAATGGCAAGAATCAGAAAAGGCAGATGAGTTTACTGAAATTTCCGATGAAATTGAAAGCATTAAAGATGACTCTATCTTTTCAGTTGAAGAGGCTATAGAAAGAATTAATGAATTTACAGAACTTTAAACACAGAAAAATGAAAAATTACTTACAACGATTTGAGATCCAGAAACCGAATCTGGAAAAGCGAAAATTAAGCTATTCATCACTAAAGCAATTCGCACGGAGTCCGATACATTACATCCAATATTTGAACGAAAAATTTGAACCAACAGACAGTATGGTTCTCGGCTCGGTTGTGGATTGTCTTTTATTAACTCCAGACGAGTTTGAAAATAAATATTTAGTAATTCCAAAAATCGACAGGAGATCAAAAGCTGGAAAAGAGGCTTATGCAGAGGCACAGAGCAGAGCAGCGGAGAACAATCTGACAATCGTTTCAGAGGTTCAATATAACACAGCTCAAATAATGGTCGATCAAGTCTGGAACAATCCAGAGGCTAAAGCCATTTTAAACGGCACTACGGAAACGCAAAAGAAAATCGAGTGGAAACATAAGGAGCTGCCATTTGTGGGTTATCTGGATGGAGCTGGAGAATTTCACGATGGAAAAAAATTCATATTCGATTTGAAAACGACATCGGATGCGAGTTTGGATGCGTACACAAAGCAGTTGATCAACTTAAAATACGATTTGCAAATTGCTATGTATTATATCGCTTACCAGCGACAGCATTTCGAACAGCCTTTGGCGTATCATATCGTGGTCGAAAATAAAGCTCCGTATTCCTGTAATGTATTCAAACTATCAGACACAGTTCTGGAGGCTGGAAAACGAGTTTATGACAGTCTATGCGACAAGTTCAAAGAATGTCTGGAGGATGAAAACTGGGGAGCTGGTTACGAATTTTTTCAACAGCCAAACCAGATTTTGGAGCTGCCAGAATGGTACATTAATAAACTAGTATAATTATGAAAATATTAGTAAGCTGTGAAGAAAGCCAAGCAGTAACAAAAGAGCTTAGAAAATTAGGACACGAGGCGTTTAGCTGCGATTTATTACCCTGTTCTGGAGGGCATCCAGAGTGGCATTTTCAAGACGATGTAATCGAAATAATGAAACACGGTTGGGATATGATGATCTCGTTTCCTCCTTGCACACATTTGGCAACAAGTGGAGCCAGACATTTTAAACAAAAAATCGCAGATGGCAGACAGCAACAGGGAATCGATTTTTTTATGGAAATGATCAATGCACCGATTGATAAAATTGCTGTTGAAAATCCGATTGGAATAATGTCAACGAAGTATCGCAAACCAGATCAAATAGTACAGCCGTGGCAATTTGGGGATAAAGCACAGAAATCGACTTGTCTTTGGCTAAAAAACGTACCAAAACTGGAGCATACGGACATAGTGGAAAAAGGGGAATTTTTTGAATTTATAAGCAAAAAAGGAGTTAAAAAGAAGATGCCGATGTGGTATTATAAAGCATTGCAAAATGCCAAAACTCCAGCTGAACGCAGCACGTTAAGGAGCAAAACATTTCAAGGAATTGCCAAAGCTATGGCAGAACAATGGACAATGGAATCAAATGCAGTTAAAAAACCTAAGTACATACAAACTGACATTTTTAATTATTTACAATTTGAACAAAAATAAAACCAGATTCTGGAGCTGCCAGAATGGTATATTAACAAACTAGTATAAACACAGAAAAAATGACACAAATGAAAATCGAAGAACTACAGAAAACCAAAAGAACAAGAATGTCTAAAAGCTCAATGAACTATCTGATGGACGTGATCAAAAAAACGATGGATGAAATGCCGAAAGTATTTACATCGCACGAGTTCAATGCGAAGGCTATAAAAAACGGTTATCCAGAGGGGTTATTACAAAGAAAAGGACTGGCAAAGTACATTCGAAAATATGCGGATAATGGCGAAGAATTTTCTAAAACTTGGACAAAAATACCAGTTCAAAAAGAAACAAAACTTTGTGAATATATCAGCGAAAACGACACAGAGTTGATGATCTTTTATTTGAAGAAAAAAGGATATAAAATAATGAAGCCTGTCAGCGAATGGGTTGAATGTTAATAACCACAGAAAATGAATAAACACACAATCGAAAAGCGTTTGATCCTACATTCAGAAATGACAGGGCAAACGCTGGTGGCAAAAAACATTTATTTGTTTGATCGCTGGGAGTCTGACGTATTAACTGTCAGCTACGATGACAGGACAACGGAAATCGAAATTAAAAGGAGTCGGAGCGACTTTCTGGCTGATTTTAAAAAGGAGGAAAAACATTATCAGACCTCAAACGGTTACGGAGCAAACTATTTTTATTTTGCCTGCCCAGATAAATTGATTACTCTGGAGGAAATACCAGAATACGCTGGACTGATTTACGTCAATCCTAAAGGAGCTTGGATAAAAAAGAAAGCTCCACAGCTCCACAACGATTTAATGAGCTTTAAACAGCTTAAAAAGGTCGCAGAACGCATTTATATAACCAAGCTCCGATAATATGAAAAACGAATATATCGGAGTTTTTAAAAAGGATGCCAGAAATAACATAATCTGGAAAGACAGACACGATTTCGAAAAGCTGTTGAAAGATCTTCCAGAGGGGAGTTATTATTTTTCCATTAGTAAATACACAGGAAAGCGAACCATTGAACAGAATCGGCTGTACTGGAAAATTCTGGCGATTGTATCGGATTACACAGGCTATGAGAAAGACGAGCTGCACGAGATCTTTAAATACAAGTTTCTCAAACGCAGCAAACAAGATGAAAATACTGGAGAGATCTTTGAATACATAAAGACCACAACGAAATTAAAAGTTCCAGAGTTTTCGGATTACATCGACAAAGTAAAGCGATATTGCACAATAAATCTGGGTTGTAAATTGCCCGAAAATTTAACATAATGAGCAGACGAAAATACATATTAAAAAGACCAAAAAATAAAGAACTGGAGGCAAAAGAAATAGAAGAAACTCTGTCCAGAATGAGAGGCTACGGATTAAAATTAACAAAATCCAGAGAGGTCGAAAGATATGGGAAAAACTATTTTAAAATGATTTTTGAAATACCAAATACCGATGACGAATGAACGTGTTGGAACTATTTGCTGGAAGTAGGTCGATCGGAAAAGTCTGCGACAAAATGGATGGTGTCAATGTTTTTAGTGTTGACATAGAGCCATTCGAAAAAATCAACTTGCAAGTTGATATTGAACAAATAAAAATAACAGACATTCCATTCAAACCAGCTGTTATCTGGGCATCAATTCCCTGTACAACGTACTCAATCGCAGCGATTTCGCACCATCGAGATATGGGAAAGCCAAAAACAGATTTTGCAGAAAAATCAGATCGATTATGTTTGAAAGTTCTGGAGCTAATAAAATATTTTGACTGTATTTATTACATTGAAAATCCACGAGGTTATTTACATAAAATGGATTTTATGAAATCACTACCAAGAACAACAATTTGGTATTGTCAATATGGCGATTTTAGAGCAAAACCGACAATGATTTTCAGTAATAACGTTTATAATCCAATGTTTAATCCAGACGGTTGGAAACCTAGACCAGAGTGCCACAATGGAAACAATAATTGTCATCACGAGGCAGCTCCGAGATGATCTAAGACAGGAACACAGGGATTAAAGGGAAATTACGAACGATCAAAAATACCAGAGTTATTATGTCGAGAAATAATCGAAAGCACAGCAAACAAATTAAAATTGA